CAGCAGCAATTAATGACGATGCTAATTACACAACAACTATTACAACTGCTCTCGGAACAAAGGCTAATTCAGCTGATGTAACTTCAGCAATTTCAACAGCAGCTTCAAATGCCGCTTCAGATGCTACCACTAAGGCCAATGCTGCTCAAGCAGCCGCAGAGGCCACCGCAGCATCTGCTCTCTCAACACACAGCTCTGACACTACTAACGTTCATGGAATTGCTGACACATCTCTATTGGCTACTACAGCAAATGTAGCAACAGCTAAATCAGAGGCAATATCATCAGCTTCTACAGATGCTACCACCAAGGCCAATGCTGCTCAAGCAGCTGCAGAAGCTACAGCAGCAGCAGATGCTACCACTAAGGCCAATGCTGCTCAAGCAGCCGCAGAGGCCACAGCAGCGGCAGCTAATACTGCACAGCAAAATGGTACAACATCTTTTACAGCATTAAACGTTAACGACCAGGCTAAGCAAATTGCAGCCTCATCTTCTGGAACAGCAACAGTCGCTGGAACAGCTTATGAGTGGGCAAAAGCTGATTACCGTTCAGGTAAGTTCCTTGTTAAAATTGATAATGAGACTCACAATGAAATATCAGAAATTCTAGTAACACTAGATTCATCAGATAACGTAGCAATTACAGAATATGCAATTGTTGGAACTAATGGATCAAGAGGAACAATTACAGCAGATGTTTCAGGTTCAAACGTAAGAATACGGGTTACTCCAGTAAATAACTCAACAGTTAAAGTATCTGGAACACTAATTAAATAATTAAATAAAAGGTAAGGGGTCCTTTCAAAACCCCACCAAAACAATTAGGGGATATGTGAACTTAAATGGCAACAACAGATAAAAACTTTAGAGTAAAAAATGGACTCAATGTAGCAGGTACTGCGACATTTGGGTCTAATGTCGTTTTGGGCGAGACACCTCTTAGATTTGACACAGTAACAAATAAACTACAGATCCAGCTAAATGGTACCTGGGTACCAGTGGCCTTGGCATCAGATATTCCAGACACATCTTCACAGATTAGTTTCATGGATATTGGCTTATCTATTGATTATAACGGTCAACCAATATATACAGTCCAGGCAAACGGAGTAACACCTTCATCTACTAGCAAGTTTGTAGATGGCGGAACCCCGTCTTCAACAGATTCTGATGTTTCTATGGTATTTGATTCTGGGGTTATAGTTTAAAGCAATAAATGATACAATAGCAGTATAAATCAAAAAATATAAGGGGTATTAAAATGGCAACAGTAAGATTACAATTAAGAAGAGGTATCGCAGACGATTGGTTCGATGCTAACCCAGTTCTAGCAGCTGGAGAAATTGGTATTGAAACAGATACTAACACATTTAAATTTGGCGATGGCACCACAGCGTGGAATAGCCTTGAATACGCCCTTTCAGGCACAGTAGATGACTACATTGCTTTGAGTACAAAAGGAGTTGCAAACGGAGTAGCCTCACTAGACGGTTCTGGCTTAATCCCACTTGCTCAGCTTCCTGGAGCAGCAGCATTAGATGCAGAAGTATCTACAGCAGTTACAAATCATAATAACGCTACTACTTCAGTACATGGAATTGCAAATACAGCAAATCTTGTAACATTAGATGCTAATCAGACACTAACAGCAAAAACTTTATCATCACCAGCTTTGACTGGAACACCAACAGCACCAACAGCTTCAGTAGGAACAGATACAACTCAGGTTGCAACAACAGCGTTTGTTCAGGATGCAATTGAGGTAGTAGTTGGAGCGGCTCCAGCAGCATTAAATACACTAGCAGAAATTGCAACATCTTTAGCAGACAATGCTGACCTTTCAGGTACATTAACAACAGCAATTTCAGGTAAGGTAGCAAAGTCTGGCGATACAATGTCAGGTGTCCTTAATATGGATACAAACAAGATTACAGCACTTGGTACAGCAACAACAGATTATGATGCTACAAATAAATTTTATGTAGATCAAAGAACTGCTAATGCTGTAGGAACACACAAAGATACTACAACCAACATTCACGGCATTTCAGATACAGCTAGCCTTGTTTACACAGGAGACTATAGACTACAAGATGCAAGAAACCCATTAGATCTTTCAGTAACTGAAGGAAAGATTACAGATCTTGCAGTTACAACTGCAAAGATTGCAGATTCTGCAGTTACAACTTCCAAACTTGGTGATACATCCGTAACAACAATAAAGATTGCAGATGATGCTGTAACTTCTGATAAAATTGCAGATAACGCAATCCTACAAATACACCTTTCAGATGATTCTGTAGGAACAAATGAAATTAGTGGTCTTGCAGTAACAACTGCAAAGATTGCAGATGATGCAGTTACAACTGCAAAGATTGCAGATTCAAATATTACTACTGCTAAAATTAACAATGATGCAGTAACATCTGACAAAATTGCATCACTTGCTGTAACAGCTGACAAAATTGGATCACTTGCTGTAACAGAAGGAAAGATTGCAGATTCAGCAGTTACAACAGGTAAAATTGCAAACGGAACAATTGTTGATGCAGATGTAAATTCAGCGGCAGCAATTGCTCAGTCAAAGATTGACGGCCTTGGAGCAGCACTTGATGCTAAGCTAGCATCTGCAACAGCAGCATCAACATACGCACCAATTGATTCACCAACATTTACTGGAACAGTTGCTGGTGTTACAAAAGCACACGTAGGCCTTGGAAATGTTGATAATACAGCAGATGCCTCAAAGCCAGTCTCTACAGCACAGGCAACAGCAATTGCTACAGCTAAATCAGAAGCTATTGCAGATGCAACATCACAGGTTAACGCACTTCTAGCAGGTGCTCCAGCAGCACTCAATACACTTGATGAACTAGCAGCAGCACTAGGTGATGACGCAAACTTTGCATCAACAGTTACAACTAATTTAGCAGCAAAAGCACCAATTGCTTCACCAACATTTACTGGAACAGTAACAGTTGCAGCAGCAGGAGTAGCATTTACAGACAAGACACAGACAAAGGCTGGAGTTCCATCTCTAACTACAATAGCATCAGCAATTTCATCAAATACAACACTTGATGCACTTGGCACTGACGCTGCAGTAAGAGACTCCTTAATTCCTCTATCAGGAGCAGTAGGAATAACATTTGAAGCTACAGGAAATGCTAAATATGCAATCGGTTCTTCTATAAGCTTCTATCAGTCAGCTGGAACAGGTGCAAACTTTATTGAAAGCGGAATTACAGTTCTAGCCACACCAGGTCGGATTCTTAGAACAACAAATTCATCAGTTACAGCAACAAAAATTGCAGCTACAACATGGTTGTTAGCTGGAGATTTAAGATAATAGGAAATAGGGGATAAAATATGTCAAAAAATATAGGTAGAAGAGCATCAGCCCAGGATAACTTTACTGGCCCGCTTGCTCCGACCAACTTAACAGCCACAAACGTGCCTTCTGGCAGAGCATTTAATGATGGAAGAATAGATCTCTCATGGACTGCTTCTGAAGGAGCAAATACCCCAACATCTTATAAGGTATTTAGAAGTGGAACAGAAATTGCAACTGTTTCTCATCCCACAACAACATACTCACATACTGGGCTATCTTCAGCTAGCTCTAATTCTTATACAGTACGAGCAGCTGATTCTTACGGAACTTCAACAGATTCAAATACTGCAACTGCAACAGCTACAACAGTTCCAGCTACCATGTCTGCCCCGTCAGCAACTGCTGGTGTAAATGCAGACAGTATTTCATTTACAGCTCCATCCGACGGTGGATCAGCAATAACTTTATATCGCTGGACAAGCTCCGACGGTAAAACTGGAACTTCAGCATCTTCTCCAATATCTATTACGCAAGAGGCAAGTACTGCTCAGACGTATCAGATACGGGCTGAAAATGCCAACGGTGCAGGAGGGTATTCTGGAGCTTCTAACCAGGTTACAACACAGGCCCCAAGCTTCTTCGGACCACCAAGCTTCTTCGGTCCTCCAGGATTCTTTGCACCTCCAGGTTTCTTTGGTCCTCCAGGGTTCTTTGCCCCACCAGGGTTCTTTGCCCCACCAGGGTTCTTCGCCCCACCAGGGTTCTTCGCCCCACCAGGGTTCTTCTCACCACCTAGCTTTATTAAGTCTGTCGGAGTGAACACTCTTTTGAGAACTCCTACAGGAATGGTTTCAGCTGGTCAAATTGAAGTAGGAGATGCAGTAATAGGGTTAAGAATTCCAGGAATTCCAGACGACTACTGGCTACTTGATGATGGTTCATACGGATCTTATTCAGACTATGTTATTACTCAAGAGCAAATTGACGGCGCAGAAGAAACAGAAGTAACTGTTGTCGGAAAAATGTTGCACGAGAACTTAGGTGCAGCAGCAGTAAATGGTGATATATATACACTAAATCACTTTATACTTGCAAAGCGTGATAACGAAATTAGATCGCTAAACGTAAAAGATTTACTAAATACTGATTTAATTTACAACTTCCAATCAAAAGACTTTGTTGCGATTGAATCGTTAGAGTTAAATGAAGACATTACAATTCAGTCTTATTCTATAAACGTAGAGCCATGGGACTTCTACTTTACAGAAAACGGAGTTACATTTGATATGCATGCACATAGCACCACCCTATTTGGATCTAATGATCCAGATGGTCCTGGCCCCCTATAAAATGCATTAGATGAAATTCAAAGTAGGTGACGCTGGAGAGGAGATAGAGAAATCTATCTCCTACCAGTCTTTTCCAGAAGCCTTATATAATGAAGGCATATGGGGACATTTTGCATTTATTCATGATAAAGATTACCACATAAGAGTTATATGCTCTGCTTACAATACAGACAGATATAAGCCAGGAACAGTTGTAGTTTCCAATAAGATATTTAACGAATTTCCAATAGCACAAAGCGCTTGGAATATGAATAATCAAATAAGTAGAATGTATGTAGACCCTTTTTATAGAGGAAAAGGAGTTGCAACTTATAGTGTAATAACAAACGATATGCTTGCAAGAAAATTAGGTTATGAAATTTGGTCAGCAATTTATGGACTTAAAGGTGGGACGGTAGCTGGAGATCAGCTTTACAACAAGATATATAGCCTAGGATTTGAAGAAAAAAAGATAGATATAGACTTAAACGATATATTTCAATACAGAAATTTTTCGTATCCAGTTAATTACATAGATAAGAGAATGGTTTATGTTGAACCAGACATACAGCAAAACTAATTTTATTAAAAGTCATTCTAATATAGGTTTTGATATTGATTTATTAGAAGAGATGTCGTATAAAAAAGATGAAATTTATTACACTAAAGACGGCGATTTAGAGTTAGATCATGAAGTTATAATAAAAAGCAAAAACCTTTTTTCTGTGTATAATGACAATATATACAGCCTATATTTAGAAATTTCTGATCTTATAAAAGAAGCTTGTCGTGTTTATGAAATAGATAAAAATAAACAAAAATACATGATATACGCCAAGATCTCACAGTACGGTCCAGGTACTAATCCAAATTGGTATGACTTCCCAGGAATAAATATACCATATTTGCACGGAATGTATTTCCCAGCGGGTACTGAGTACAGCTTGTCTTTTATGAATAATGGTATATATACCAAGGAAATATTTAATAAAAATGACATGTATATAAATAAGCCAACAGATGTAATAAATATTAAAACCGACAGCTGGAATGATGTAATAGAGTTTTACGTTGTTCCACTATACTCTTTAAAGCATAATGAGCCAGGTGTATGGGTTCCAATAAATTAAAATAAATGATACAATATATATAACCACAGAAAAGAGAAAACATGTTAGAAAATGCAGAATACCTAGCTACAGGAATAGTCGTATATAGAGATGTTTTTACCAAAGATAAACAGTATATTGAAAGACTAGAAAACACCCTAGGCTCAGAGTCTAATACAAGATACAGCTGGAAGCCAGGATACACGGGCTACGGAGCAAAAAACCTTAGTTACAGAGACTGTGTAGATTTCAAACTTAAGTACAATGAAGATAAATCTTTGTCCGCACATATGGATAACGTTAGCCAAGAAAAACAAGATGAAACCGATAAAGATCTAATTAGAATTTGGGAAGATGCATACTATGCACAGCTTCCAGCAGTTGATGACTATAGAAATATGTTTAGCCTTGCCCCTCTAAAATACTGGGAATCATTTAACTTTATTAGATACGGAGCTGGACAGCATTTTCAAGTCCATTCAGATCATGGATACTCTTATACATGCGTACTGTCTTTAGTAGGGTATTTAAACGATGATTACGAAGGCGGAGAGTTATTTTTTGATAAACTTAACTTAAAGATTAAGCCTAAAGCTGGAGATCTTTATCTATTTCCTTCTTCTTATGTTTATTCACACGCCGCAATGCCAGTTACTTCGGGAGTAAAGTATTCTATAGTAACAATGCTTGACTATTTAGAAACCGCTCATACTCCAGAATACAGAAACTTAGAGGCACAGTATTCAAAGAGCTTGCTCTAATGTATTCTATAAAAGCATTTAAAACAACAGGCCTGTCTAACATATCTCAATCCCCAGTAAAAAGAGACTGGATGGATGAGACTTACGATAGACATGCATATAACTGCTTTCCTGTTACTGTGACTAATTCTTTGGGATGGAGCATATCTTTTCCAGAAGAAATATCATTTGTCTGGGATGGAATTTCAGACTCTTCTCCCCATCACGTAAAAGTTCTTTCGGGGGAAAAATATGTGTCCACTGGAAGGGCTAATGGAACAATTAGTTTTAATTCAGGTATAGGATTTAAGACAGATAGCAATTTAAGTCTTTTATGTATTCCAACCCCTAATCTATTTATTAGAGGGGTTCAATGTTTTACAACTTTAATAAGCACTTCATTTTTTCATGGAGATTTCCCAATAGCCTGGAAGATAACAGAACCAATGGTAAAAATAACAATTCCAGCAAATACACCAATTGCAAATATAGTCCCTATATCATTGGGGGAATTGCAAAACTCTGAAATTAAATTTGTAGATCAAAATGAAATACCGCATACTAACTGTGACCCGCAAGCCTCAATGAAAAAAATAAAAGAAATAACTGAGTCGGGCAGCTGGACTAATTTTTATAGAGACTCAGTTGACCCGTGTGGTAATAAGTTGGGTGAGCACGAAGTCAAGTCTATAAGGCTTAAGGTTATTGATAATGCCTAAAATTACATTTCATTCCAATAGAGTATACAACTCTATGAGCTTAGAATTTGCACCAGAAACTACAAAAAAGAATATACCTAGTTGGTTTGTAGAATCAAGCAGATATTGGTTCCCAGAAAATAAAGACTCCCTTTCATTTAAAGCTTGTCCAGCTTTAATAGATGCCTTTGTTACAGGGTATGTTTTAAAAACTCCATGTGATATCTATATGTCTATTACAAAAGACGAAGCAGGTAACGAATACACCGTTCCAATGTCTCCAGGCGGATACGAAGATTTTTGTGGAATTAGGCCAGATATGCCAGGATTTCCAAAACCACTTGGAACAGATAAGCATTTCCATTGGTATCCAAATTGGATGCCAGGGCTAGAGCCTGGGTATAGTGCTTTATATATTCATCCACTAAATAGACACGACCTACCATTTATAACCCTCTCTGGTATAATTGATAACGACAAGATGGATACCCCAGGACTTATGCCATTCTTTTTAAAAAGCGGGTTTGAGGGAATGATTCCTAAAGGAACTCCTTATGCTCAGATTATTCCGTTTAAAAGAGAAGATTGGGAATCAGATCAAAAGATGTATACTCAGGAACAAATAATAGAGAGGCATCATTATCAGGCAAATAAATTTAGAGTCCCCGAAGGTGGGGCCTACAAGAAAAAAGTATGGTCAAGAAAGAGGTATGAATAATGGATATGAACAAATGGGACACTTCTAAAAATGTTTCTAACTTTAATGCTAAATCTATAACACCCTCTGGATTTTTTGGAGACTCAGATAAAAATATAGTAGAAGTAGAAAATTTTATTACAGAAGAAGAGCAGTCTATTCTACTTTCATTTTCTAAAAATAATAGTTCATTTGATGACATTCCAACAGAGTTTAATGAGAATGGAACAGTTATTTATGACGACAGGCCATGGGCCAACAGAGTTGTTACTGGGGAGCAGCTATTAAAAAATGGTGCACATGATATTATCGAGATATTAAATAATATTGTACGTAGATTCAAGCCAGTAATTGAAAATTTCTTTGAGGTTGAGTGCTTTGCGACAGGACCAGCATTAGTTAGATGGCCAGTTGGAGCAAGACAAGAGCCTCACGCAGATAAAGAGCTTCATGAAGGCCCAGATGCAGGAACACCGAACTCTTTTCCATGGTATGACATAGGAACAGTTTTTTATATTAACGATGACTATGAAGGCGGAGAGCTATATTTTCCAAAACAGGGAATAGAGTTTAAGCCCAAAGCACGAGCTGGATACTTCTTTCCTGGAGACTTAAACTATATTCATGGAGTTAGACCAATAGTAAGCGGGTGTAGATATACTTCACCTTATTTCTGGACAATAAGTGTCTTGCCAGAAAAATTTAGCGGGCCAAAGGATTTTAAAAATGAGTAGCTGGATAACAATGCATAAGGAAGAATGTTTTACTGCTGATAACTTTTTATCAGAATCAGAATGCAAGTCTATAATTTCTTATCTTGAATGGTTGGTAGACAATAAGATTTTAGAATGGAATCAAATATCCTTTTATGATTCATTTGCCATGGGATTTTGGCCTTACGATCCAAACCTAGAACTATTTGGATTGCCTTCTAATTATTTTAATGAAGTATTAAAAAAAAGAATAAAAGACCTAGCAGAAAACGTTTTGTTAAAAGAATTATCTGAGGTAAGCTATCATGCTCAAAAATGGACAGATGGAGCATATGCATCATTTCATTCTGACAATTCAGATGAAGATGGGAATCCTACTGAATTTGAAAGTAGCAAGTATGCTGCGTTTATATATCTAAATAATGATTTTGAAGGTGGGTACTTAAACTTTAAAAATTATGATATTAACATTAAGCCATCTATAGGAAAGATAGCAATTTTTGCTGGAGGACACACAAATGAGCACGAAGTTACAAAAGTCCACGGTGGAACACGATACACAATAGGATCATTTTGGGACACTGCAGATTCTGTTTATAGCGAAGAAAGATTAAAAGAAAGAGCTGAGCGCCTTAAGAAAACTAGAGAAGAGCAGGATCGGACATATGAGTCCTGGAAAAAAGAAAAAGAGATGGGCATAACGCAAGACTACATTGGAAAGTATGGTGAGAAATGAACAAGCTAGAGATATATCCAAAAGTTATTGTTTATAAAAATATGCTTCCTAGGTGGAAAGAATATACTGATCTTTTAAAACAGTCTGAGGAAAAGTTGCCCGAAGGATTATTTACAGAGTGGCAAGACTGGTATGGATTTGGCAAGATGATGAACCTTTCTATGAATAGACAAAACGATGAGTATACGACAGATATCCAGAATGAGTATACCTTATTGCAAAAAGATTTTCTTACAGATGTTACAAATGCTTATTATGCATGTACAGAAGATTATGTTAAAACAAATGATATTTCTTTACCAAATTGGGTAAACAATGGAATTTCAATTTGCAAGTATTGGGAAACATCAAAGCAAAATGAAATGGCTATGCATTATCATACAGATTACAGAGGATTCGATAGCGAGTCCCCAGGAAAAAAATTTGCAATTACATGTACCGTATATATTAATGACGACTACGACGGTGGAGGACTATCTTTCCTTAAAGATGATACTGGGGATGTTATTGACTACAAGCCAGAGGCTGGAGACATAGTTGTTTTTCCATCAGGTGACCCAGTAACTGGAGGATCACATTACTTCCATGGAGTAGATAGAGTTGATAATGGAGAAAAATATTTCATAAGATGCTTCTGGTCTTATGATTTTGACGGAAGCCCAGAATGGCATGCTAATAAAGAAAAGTACGGCGACGAGTGGGATAAAATGGATTCCGAAAGAATGAAAGAAGAAATTCAGTCTGGAATATGGCATAAGTACCTAGTTAAGTATGGAGAAGAAGATCCTAAGCTAGACAAGTCTACTCCATTTTTTATGAGGGATGAAAATGCTTATAGAAAAATTAGATAATCAAATATTTTATTATAAAAATTTGCTTAGCAATCCAAAGCAGTTTGTAGATAAGATTGAGTATTTAGAATCTGCTAACACCAATACTTCGCAGCTTTCAAAATGGAAAACCTGGAAAGCTAGTGATCAAGATACAGAGTATGGTGTTTCAAAAGATGGAATGTTTTCTAATATGCAATATAAAAATGATCTTGACCTAGAGACATCCATGCTGGTTTATAAAATTAAATCAATATCTGATTTATGTTTTGTAAACTATGCATACAATACAGGGTCTAGACAGCTCAAGCTTCCAGATTATTTTAGTATAAGAAAATATAACTCTCTTGCAGATATGGGGAAACATGTTGATGCAGAAGATCCAACAGACAAAGCCCACCCAGTAGTTTCTGGAGTTCTTTACCTTAACGATGATTATGAGGGTGGAGAAATTTATTTCCCAGAGCAAGATGTAAAGATTAAGCCAGAGGCTGGAAGTTTAATTATGTTTCCTGCATACAGGCCATACTTCCATCACCCTTTGCCAGTAACTTCTGGGAGCAAGTACATGGTTCCATTTTTTTGGTACGACCTAGAAACAAATTGGAGTAATTAATTATGATGCATTTGCCAGCGATACTAGATAGCGATTGTCTCTATTTTCAAAACAATCTAACCGAATCAGACACCCTACTTAGATTTATTGAGGAGTGCGATTTAGACGAATCAACTCACGGATACATATCTCCATGGACCACATTTAATGAATTTACTGTATACAAAACTTTTAACAAAAATACAAGCATGATGTCTGAAAGAATGTTGCAGAAATGCTTGTATATATATAACAGCTTTAAATCAGGTTTATCTTTTTGTAAAGAGCACTACTCTAATTATATAATGAGAGAAACAGGCGACCTAGAAGAAATAACACTTTTTAAATCACTGCCAATGCTGGAGTTTAGTAGAGAGCAGCTATTTGAAAATACATATGATGAAAACTCTGTATCTGTTTACTTATTGATAAACACGGAACTGTCCTCTTCTCCATTTTGCGTTGATAGATCTAAAGGTATCTATATTAATCCAGAGCCAGGAACGGCACTAATGATTAGAGACATGGTAGATCATTCTCAAGGCATGAACAAGGTAGAGCCACTGTATTACATTAAGTGTAAGTTTACTTTAAAGGAAGAAAAGACTAGCAAGACTAATCTGCTATAATATAAATATGTCTTATTATTTGTCAGTATTAAAAAATTCACCCATAGGCCTTTGGAAAATGGACGAGCCTTCTGGATCAGTAGCGTACGACTCATCTGGATGTGGAAACAATGGAACATATGTTGGACAAATTGTTAAGTCTGGAATGCCCATAGTTTCTGGAGGAGACCACTCAAATAAAATAGATAACTCTAATTATGTTCAGTTCAACCTATCAAAAGACTTTTCTGGTACAAATGGAACTGGCGGATTTGCAACAGAAGATACTTACGATAATGACTTTACAATAGAGGTATGGATACATCCAAAAACAATTACATCTTTAACTCCTATATTTGCAGATTCTAGCGGCATAGGCTTGTACTGGGATAAAGGCAATATTGTATTTAAGTTAGAAAATGAAAGAATTGATTACTCTGTACCAAATTCAAATAGAGCAATTCATGTTGTTGCAGTTTATTCAGTTACATCAATGAGTCTGTACGTAAACGGAGTAAGAGTTGCAACAAAAGATATTAGAATTAAATTTACAAACTCTAGTGTGTTGCTGTCTTGCGGACCAGCAAATTCTGGAGAATATTTTTTAATTGACAGTCCCGCAGTATATAGATATGGCTTGTCTCCAGAAGCAATATTATCACACTATAAAGATTTTCTTTTAACTAATGATGAGCAGGTTTCTGTTCCAGAGCTGGGTCAGCTTTTTGTAGCATCAGAAAAATACAACAGGGTAGATACAATATACTCTTACCCACAACAAGAAAGTTGGAGTTCTTTAATATATGACAATGTAAATCTTTCTTATGATGATACTAATAATAGTATTTACTTGTCTCCAGGATCAACATCAGGAGAGTTTGTAGAAGATTTAGTTTTAAATATAACAAAAGAGTACATATCTTCAAAGATTGATTGGATTGCATCAACTGGAGTTGATGTTTATGTTTCAGAAGTTTCAGAAACTGGTCCGTGGACTCAATGCATAAATGGATCTTCTATCCCAGGATTTACTCAAGGCTCTAACTTTTCTTCAACAAAAATTCTATATTTTAAAATACAATTTTCATCAACAAATTCTTCTTTGTATAAGCCAGAGCTTTACTCATTAAATATTTCTTTTTACTTGGAAAAAAGATTATTTTCTCATAATAGCGGCAATATAATTTCAACATCACAGCCAAGCTCAGGATCAGTTTGGGACATAGACATAGGATCTAAAAGCCATACTGTAAGAAGCAGAGAATACAATAATGGAGTTAAAACAAAATCATCAGCATTTTTTATAGACCTGCTAGATGAGGCAAGGTCTATAGAGATGATCCTTACTCCAAAATCTTTATCTAGCGGTCACTTGGTTTTTAATAAAACAGGCAACACAGAGACATCCCTCTCTTGGTCTACAAATGGAACAATATCGAAATCTAATATTAGCGGACTTTATATAAATGGACAAGTAGCAACTTCTGCTACAGATATATCTTCATATTTATATATAGATGAGCCAAACTATATTCTTATTGTAACTACAAACCCCGTTTCTGGCCAGCTTTGGATTAATGGTAAGCAGATTGAGGGCGTAAGGTCTGGCGTTCTAGATGATAATATTTACCAAAATATTGCTACCTATTTAAGCCCATCAATTAATCACCTTGATCACTATCAATTATATATTGGGAAGCCAGCCTCTATCGGAGAAGATTCGTCACTGTCCCTGACAGAAGAGTCTGTATCAACCTACTCTAGAGACAGAGTAATCTTCCAAATATTATAATTTTGTCACTTTGCATGACAAAAAGCTGGACTTGTAGAGACAAAGATGGTAAAATAATTAACTATGGACATAAAAAGAATTAACGCCCAAATGAAATCTGGTGAGACCAGATTAGGTGTATACGTATGGGAAATGCCAGACGGCAGATGGATCGGCGACGAAGATAATAATTTTCTTTCAATACAATCTATGTTTGGCAATAAAGAAAGAATTGAGTTGTTGGCAAAAGCCGTATCTCATTACGGTATAGAAGAAGGTCAACCTAAATTTATTGAGGGAAGCCGACAAATTGATGAAGAAGAGTTTGAATATCAAAAACAAAGATTAAGGTGGGGATTAACCCCAGATCCTTTGGACATAGGAGTTCACAAGGAAGAAATGGCTAAGCTTAAGGGTCCTAAAAAATGAGAGAATACGAAGAAGACTCAGTTGCAGATAGTGTAGAGATATCTAATGTTGCGGATTGGATGAAGTTTAATAATCCAACAACTCAAAAAAATGATGACCTATTTGATATAGATGCTGAAGAGGTTTTAAAGCTATCTGGTTTAGGCGCATCATTTAGAAGAAAGGTCTCTAGAGATATTCAAAAAGCTTTTGTTGGAAAAGATGGATCTGTTAGCCAGCAGCTTCAGCATCAACAGGCAGTTAGCGGATATGCCACATTTGATTTAATTCAGCCAGAGTATAACCTAGATTATCTTTCAACAATTTATGAAATTTCGCCATATAACTATGCGGCAATAAATGCAAAGGTTGCAAACATAGTTGGACTAGGATTTGATTTTATTGAATCTAAAAAAACAACAGACACTCTTGAAGAAATAGAAGATGAAAAACAGCTTGAGAGAGCACGTAAAAAGCTAAATAGAATTAAGCAAGACCTCCATCAGTGGCTTGAAGACTGCAATGAGGATGAAACATTTAAAGAAACCCTTATTAAGTTCTACACAGACGTAGAAGCTACTGGCAACGGGTACCTGGAGGTCGGTAGAACGACAACTGGCAAGATAGGGTATATCGGACATATCCCTTCAAAGACAATGCGTGTAAGACGCTTCAGAGACGGTTTTATACAGTTGTTGTATGGCAAGGCTGTATTTTTTAGAAACTTTGGAGATACAAAAACTCCTAATCCAATTGCAGGTCAAGAAGATAGACCTAATGAAATTATTCACTTAAAAAAATACACTCCAAAAAATAATTATTATGGAATTCCAGATATTATTGCTGCCCAAAATGCAATGGCTGGAAATGAGTTCGCTGGAAAGTATAACCTAGACTACTTTGAAAATAAGGCGGTTCCTCGTTATATTATCACAGTAAAAGGAGCTAAGCTTTCACCAGAGTCTGAAAGAAAATTGCTTGAGTTTTTCCAGGTAGGGCTAAGAGGTAAAAATCACAGATCTTTATATATTCCTCTTCCTCCAGACTCCCCAGACTCAAAGACTGAATTTAAAATGGAGCCTATTGAGGCAGGATCTCAAGAGTCCTCATTTAATATTTATCGTCAGTCAAATAGAGATGAAATACTAATGGCTCATAGAGTTCCTATTAATAAAATTGGAACACCAGCTGGAATAAATCTGGCTGCTGCTCGTGATGCAGATAAAACATTTAAAGAGCAGGTCTGCAGACCAGCCCAAGAGAATTTAGAAAAGAAATTAAATAAAATAGTTCAAGAAATGACAGATGCCCTAGAGCTTAAATTTAATGAATTAAGTTTAACGGATGCAGATACCCAATCAAAGATTGACGAAAGATATCTTAGATTCCAGGTAATAACTCCAAATGAAATTAGAGTTAGAATGGGCATGGTACCAAGAGAAGGCGGAGATGTCCCAGTAGACCTTGCAGCCCAAGCAGCCGAAATAAAAGCTCAGGCTAACCAAAGTAGAACTCGTGACCAAGAAAGGTCAGCCAACTCCCCAGACAAATCGGGAGAGGGAAGAAATTCAAAGGGAGATGGAAGACAAGTCGACTAGTCCTGCTCAACTAGTTATTTGCCTTTTTATAGAACAATCTCTATAATATATAACATATGATTATCGAAAAGTCACATTGGTCTTCCAATGGAAACGCTATCAACCTAGCTGTTCCATTTACAAAGGTCAATAGAGAAAAAAGAACAGTCTCAGGATTCGCAACATTAGACAACCTGGATCAGACTGGTGATGTCGTTACGCAAGAAGCAAGCATGAAAGCATTTGAAAACTTTAGAGGTAATCTAAGAGAAATGCATCAGCCACTTGCAGTAGGTAAAGTAGCATCATTTAGACCAGAAACTTTTTATGATCCAACAACAAAAGAGTTTTATAACGGAGTTTACGTAGACGCATATATATCTAAGGGAGCTCAGGACACTTGGGAAAAGGTTTTAGACGGAACCCTAACAGGATTTTCAATTGGCGGAAAGATTCTTGAATCAGATAACGAAGTAAACAAATCAACAGGTGCATCGGTAAGATTTATTAAAGATTATGCATTAGTCGAGCTATCAATCGTTGATTCACCAGCAAACGAACTATGTAACATTTTATCTATTGAAAAAGTAAATGGACAAATGATTTTTAAAGGCATCGCAGCAGATGTAAAGATGGAAAATATTTTTTATTGCGTAGACAGTGATTCTGTATTTATGTCAACAGAATCAGAATACCTATCACCAGTGACTGGTAAAAAGACAGAGCTCATCGGATGGGTAGAATCAAACGATGTAAACAAAGGAAAAGAAATAGAAAAGATTCTTGATTCACGTAGATCAAGATTGCAAACATTGCCTGACAACACAAATATAAATATGGCAATTGCAGAAGGAGGAAATGAAGTGGAAAAGCTTAACACAACAGAAGCAACTCCAGTAGTAGAAGAAGCAGTAGCTACAGAAGCACCTGCAGAAATTATTGAAGAAGTTGCACCAGTAGAACAAGATTCTGCTGAAATTGTAGCTGAAGAAACTTCTGCCGAAGTTCTGGAAAAATCAGCAGAACTAACAACTCAGGAATCCCCTGATTTTGTTAAAATGCTAGGCGACCTTAAGGGTTTCTTCTCAGAGACTTTGGAAAAGGCCTCTGAGGCAAACGCTGCTCAGGTTTCAACAATCAAGGAGACAGTCGAAGCTTTTAGCAAGAATGTCGATTTGAGAATTTCAGAATTAGCAGAAAAGCACACAGAACTTTCATCAGCTGTAGATTCAATTAAATCAATAATGGATACAGTTGAAAAGAGAGTAGACGCAGTAGAATCAGACACTGCAATCAAGAAGTCCTCTGACCTTGGCGGGTCAGCAGGGGTAACAATCAAAAAATCAAAATGGAACGGCACTTTCCTCGGTTCCGTTAGCGAATTAACAAAATAAGGGTATGGTGAAAAACTAATGAGTAATGAACTATTAGCTAAAGCAGCAGAAGCAAATTCTACTTTAACAGGTAGCATGACAGGTTCTGCAAACCCTACCGACGGAATTCACGTAGGTTCCGAGGGTAAGGGAGGCTTGCTCAATCCTGAGCAATCCGCAAGATTCCTTGATTACATGTTCGATGCAACAGTAATCGGTAAAGTAGCACGTACAGTTCGAATGAGAGCTGACACTACAGAGATTGATCGTATCGGCGTCGGTGAGAAGCTTATGAAGCTTGCAGCTGAAGCAGAGAACACAGGCACAAATGCTGCCGTACAGTTCTCAAAGATTTCTCTCACAACAAAGAAGCTTCGCCTAGATTGGGAGCTTTCAACTGAGTCTCTAGAAGACAATATTGAAGGTGCTGATCTCGAAGATCACATTGCAAGACTTATGGCAACACAGGCTGGTAACGACCTTGAGGACGTAGTCCTTAACGGTAACACAGCTCTAACTGGAGATGCACTTTATAAGTCATTCGACGGTGTTGTTAAGATTGCAAAGGCAAATGGCCATGTAGTAGCAGGAGCGGGCGCAGCAATTTCCCGTGATATCTTCAACAAGGCACTTAAGGCAATGCCACGTAAGTACAAGCAGCGTCGTCCAGACCTACGCTTCCTTGCTGGCTCAAACTTAATTCAAGACTACTTATACTCAACATCACAGAACATCCAGAATGTTAACCCACAAGATATTGCTTCAAGCATTATCCGTGGTGACCAGGGTGGTCTAGGTGGTCCAGCAGGTTTCGTAGCACCATTCGCATTTGGTATTCCAATTGTTGAAGTTCCGCTACTTAAAGAAACTCAGACTGGCTCATATGCAACACCAACAGGAGAGCACGGAGACGTCCACTTGACATTCCCAAATAACGTTGTTATTGGTATCAAGCGCGATGTAACTGTTTACCGCTTCTTCTGGCCAAAGAAGGACTCAATCGAATATACAATGTATACTCGCGTTGGAACCCAAATTGAGCAGGCAGATGCATGGGTTGTAGTTAAAGACGTTAAGGTTGCTTCTTAATTAAATAAGAATTAACTACCGAAAGGCCCCCAATTAATTTTGGGGGCTTTTCATTTTAATTTTATAGTGCTATAATTTATATACTTACCAAAGGAGTAAATATGTCATTTGACACACTTAAGGTCAAAGATCTAAAGACGCTAGCAGCAAACTTTGCAGTTGACGTCGATGGACTAAAAAATAAAGCTGATGTAATTGCAGCTCTAACAGAAGAAGGGGTTACCTGGGCAGTCTACCAAGGAACACTAAAAAACATAGAGAATTCAAAAGAAGACGCAGATGAAATTCTTCCTAGACTAGATCCAAATCAGAAGCTTGATGAAGATATGATTCTAGTAAAGATGGATCGACCAAATGCTAGATATGATGCCCTAGGATTTACATTTACAAGAGATCATCCTTTTGTAGCAATGAAACCAGATGTGGCTCAAGAAATTTTTGATAAGGAGGAAGGGTTTAGATTAGCTACGCCTAGAGAAGTACAGGAGTACTATAACTAAGCCTAACAAATGGCAGAGATATATAAGTATAGTAATACAGCAGTATCAAATAAGTTATATGTAAATGGAGAAGCAATTGAGCCAGACGGCGCAGTCACGGTAAACGTATTTGATATAACTAAAGATCCTCTTGTGTCTCCACGAATTGATCCAACACAATCTTTAACATTGCAAACTGCTCTACCTTCCGAGGTAGATACTGGGGTTTACAGTTTTTATTTGCCATTGGGTTATACATCAAGAGATAGAAAATTCCGTTTAGTATGGAACTATGCTTATAAATCAGTCATGCATCAGCACGTAACTTACCTAGATGTAGTTACACCATACGTTTCTATACAAGAAGCAATAGAAGATTTAGGATTTGGTTCTGATGCAAATGATCCAAATTATAAAACATATCATGAAATAAGGATGGCAGAAAAATATGCCAGAAAAATGGTAGAGTTTTACACTGGGCAAAAGTTCTTTTTGTTTGACGATACATTTACAGTAATGGGAAATGATTCAGACACGCTGCCATTGCCTAGGAAAATTCATACACTTTTTACTTTAGAGCAAAATGACCAGATGCTAGTAGATAAGTTAAACGACGTATCTTATGTTGGATACGATATTGAGCCTACTACAAGTGGTTTTGGAATTAGAGTAAATGTGGTTAATTTTGTAGATAACGATGTTTATATTGCAAATGGAATGGTTCCTCCGTCTATACATGACTCAAGCCCAAATATTTTTAGAAGGAATAAGCATTATGATATCTATGCAAGATTTGGATGGGAATATGTTCCAGATGAAGTAGAGCAGGCAACCATTGAAATAATGCGTACCTATTTTGCTAAAGATAGGGCATGGAAAGATAGATATATAAATAAAATTTCTACAACAGACTGGAATTTCCAATACGGTTCAGACGCATTTACTGGAACAGGATCTGCATACGCAGATAAGCTTCTTCTAGACTATGTGGTCACACAAATGGTAGTGGTGTAATGCTAGACGTAGTTGATGGATTGATGTCTATGAAGATGGACATATATGCTCAAAGTGAACAACAGGATCCAGACACTGGTGCAATCGTAAGAGAGTTTTCTTACATAAAAACAATAGACTGCTATGCCAGAGGAATAATTACAGAAAGCCGAAATAGAAGTAATGACAATCAAAGCTTTTCAAATAAGTATTCTAATAACCAATACATAGAAGCTAGAACATCAGAAAGGCTAACGCCAAGAGATAAGATAAAAAACATTAGGGACGCCAGTGGTAAACCAATATGGTATGAGCTTAACTATCCAAGTGACACCCCAACAGTGTTTGACGTTGTAGGAACAACACCCATATCAGATCCTTTTGGAAATGTACTAGGGTACAACTCATCATTACAAAGAGCGGAGAACCAGCAAATTGGCATCTGAAATTTTAGCAATTAGAGCAGCAAGCGGCTTAGTTAATTTAATGTCTAAGAAGCCAGTAAGTGGTGCAATAAAAGACAGTACAGTCGCACAAATATCTGCAGCTCTTTTTTATAAAACAAATGTAATGGCAAAGCTTGCGTCAAACCCGCAGTTTCAATCAGCATTTAGGAATATTATATTTGATCAGCTTCAGGTTGATTTTGGAGATTACATTGATGCAAAAGCCAGATCGGGCCCCAAATCTTTTCACCATGTATATGAATGGGGAAGGATTGGAGATGACGAAGCTCGATTATTTAAATTAAATAAGTTGCCAGCAGATGGACTATCTTTAAAAGTTAATTATGAATTAATAGACTCTCAGTCGTTTGTTCCATCTGAGAATTCTAATAATAAACATGTATTTATTAAAAAAGCAGAAGTTATGGAAGAGGGAAAGCCTGTAGTCATTGCGCCACGATTTTCTGAAAGACTAGTATTTGATGTAAGTGGATATACTGTATTCATGCCAAAGGGGCAACCTGTTACTGTAAGAAAGCCAGGCGGGGCTGGAACTAAAAACTCTTTCTTTTCTGCATATAAGTATTTTTTTACTGGTCAACTTGTCAGTATGTCTATTAAAAAATCTGGATTCCAAAGACTTTTTAATTCATCTTTATCCAGAGCACTTGGAGTGCCAGTTCAAATTAAAACAGTTAAATATAGTTTTTCTGCCAACCAGCTAGCAAACGAGGCAGATGTTGCAATATCATCATCTTTTGCGAGGTTGGCAAATGGCTAATTATAAACTAGATGCAATGTTTGAAATAAGAAAGTTTTTGTGGGGTAGGCTAACTGCTCTTAATATATTTGATCAAGAAGATTACTATTCGGATAATCTTAGAGAGTCTCTTATCCCAATAGTTCCAGTTCAACAGCAGCCAGAAATGAATCAATTTTTAAGTGGGAAAAAACATATAGTTTATGACAAGGTCGGGATGTCATATGAGAATAACTGGATGATATGTTGCGAGCAGATACTGTTAACTATATATTCACCAGATCTTTTAGATATTGTCGAGATAAGAAACTTCCTGACTGATGAGTTTAGAAGAATGGACGAGTCGGCTAGAGATATGAACAGGTGGGCTGGCCTATCAGATAAATTTAAGTTCCATAGTATTCATATAGCCGATATATCTTCTACAGCTCCATCAGAAGAAATACAGGGATTCTTTGCAGCAGATGTAATATTGGAAGCAAAATACTCCAGAATAACCAATGGCCAAGGCAGATTTGCCTAACTTGCCTTTTATAAAATAGTAGAGTAAAATTAGAACAGAGGAAAGGGCCTAGCCAGCCAATATATATATATTAATTTCATATGAAATCAGGAGGAAATACAATGGCACAATCACAAGGAGACGCCCGCAATATTCTCGTAGGCGCATCACCGCTATTTTTATCAGTAGAAGATTCAACATCAGCTGGTTATGATTCAAGCATGGAAGCAGGCGTACTAAACGCATTTGTTGCAAACAAGAATCAGTATGTACCAGCTTTTGAATCAGGAAAGTCTTACACAACAACACTAAACAGTGTTTTGACTGAAAAAGCAGCAACACAAACAACAGCACCAGCAGAAGCAAAGGGTGGAGCTTACAGAAACGTAGGATTTACAAATAACGGTCTTCAGATCAGCTACCAGCCAACATTTGACTCAGTAACTGTTGACCAGTTGCTAGATACAGCTAAGTTGTTTAAGTCTGCAATGCAGGTTCAAATTTCAACAGAAATGTCAGAAGGTACTCTAGAGAACATTCTTGCAGTATTCGGACAGAAGTCATCAACACTTACATCAGCAGGAACAGGTGCAACAGCAGTTGACACACTAGGTTTGGAAGCAGGTGCACTTGGTGCAGCTCCAACAGAGCGTCAGCTAATTGCAGTTGGACAGGCTCCAACTTCAGAGGCATCAGAAACTGAGCGTGTATATTATGCACGTCGTGTTCTTTCTGTTGAGCAGTCACAGTTCTCTTTGGCTCGTACAGCAGCAACAACATTCCCAGTAACATTCCGTCTGCTACCAGACGTAAATGCTGTTGGTTCAGAATACGGTAAGATTATTGACCGTGTTATAACACTTTAATTATTAATATAATTAATATCAAAGCCCCCAAGAAATTGGGGGCTTTGGTGTTGTATCCGTATAATGGTTATGCTATAATAATTTAGACGATCCTTAAGGAGGATAAAATGGCAACAACAGTATATGACGTAGAAGAGATTGAACTACAAAGCGGGGCTAAAGTAAAGCTCAAGCCATTATCAATCAAGCAACTACGCAAGTTTATGGAAGTAATTAAGAAAGTGCAAGATGCAGAAGACGAGACTGCAACACTTGGAATTTTAGTTGAAGCATGCGGAGTAGCATTAGAAGTTCAACTACCAGATCTTGTTAAGGATATAGACAAGCTTGAAGAAGCATTAGACGTTCCAACAATCAATCGCATTCTTGAAGTTTGCGGAGGAATTAAGATGGACGACCCAAACCTAATAGCGGCAGCGGTACTGGCTGGTCAGAACTAGATTTAGCCGCTTTAGAGGGTCAAGTTTTTCTTCTAGGACACTGGAAGAATTACGAAGAACTAGAAGAAAATTTATCGATGCCAGAGTTAGTTCAAACAATAACAGCGATAAATGAAAAAGAGCATAACCAGAGAAGATTTGCAGCATCACTAAAAGGAATACAATTAGATGATGCTGTAGAAGAAAAAGAAAAAGGTTCTACCTTTGAAGACATCCAAAGAAGAGCCCTTGGAATACATACATCAGCAGATGATGTTGTTAGTTTACAAGGACCCTTTGCAGCACAAGCTGGATTTGGAATCGGAGCAGGGTTAGGATACTCTAGGAGTGATTAGTGGCTGACGAACAAATTGTAACGAGTATAGTCGCCAAAGCCGACTTGTCTAGCCTTGTGTCTGAAGTACACAGGGCTAGTTCCAGTCTCCAACAATTACAAAGAGAGCTTCTTTCTTCAAACAGAGCAATAGCTTCTTCAACAAAGTTAGCAAACAACTTATTTAGAGATACATTAACAGGTAGCGGGCAGTTCTCTAGTCACTTTGTAAACCTTAATTCAGATGTAGACAAGTTTGGTAAAAACTTAGATGCTGGAAGATTAAAGCTTAAGAACTACTTCTCAACATTTAGAGAACATGCCACTACCCAAAAGGGTATGATTAGGGAACTTGCTAAAGAGCAAGTAATGCTTCAAAATTCAGTACTACAGCCGTTGGGAAGAAATGCCCAGGGGCTAATGCAGTATAACGTAATGATTCCAAGAGGTCTTGATGCTGTAAAGAATAGTGCACAGCTAGCTAGAATGGAAATGCAGATTATGAATCGTGCATTGTCAGAAGGAGCTGGATCTTTAATTAACTGGGGTAAAAATACTCAGTGGGCTGGTAGACAGCTTACAGTAGGATTAACTGTCCCTCTTACAATGTTCGGTGCTGCAGCAGGAAAAGCTTTTAGAGAAGCAGATCAAGAGCTTGTAAGACTAACAAAGGTTTATGGTGGATTAGCTTCAACTTCAGCAGCAGATTTAAAAGCAATTAGAGAAGAAGTTGTTCAGACAGCAAAGTCTTTATCTCAAACTATGGGAGCTTCTTTTAAAGACACAATTGCTTTAGGTGCTGATATTGCTGCAACTGGAAAAATGGGTAACGATCTTTTAGGTTCTATAGAAGAAACAACAAGACTAGCAATACTTGGTGAAGTAGATAGACAAGATGCTATGAAAGCAACTCTTTCAATTCAAACAGCATTTAAGCAAAATACAGAAGAGCTTACGGCATCAATTAACTTTCTTAACGCAGTTGAAAACCAAACATCTACAACACTTAATGATTTAGTAGAAGCAATTCCAAAAGCTGGTCCAGTTGTACAGCAGCTTGGCGGCAGCATTGAAGACTTAGCCCTTTATATGACTGCAATGAGAGAGGGTGGAATTAATGCTTCAGAAGGCGCAAACGCATTAAAGTCAGGTTTAGCTTCTTTAATTAATCCAACAAAACAAACAATCGGAATGATGTCAGATTTTGGTATAGATGTAATGGGAATGGTTGCAAAAAATACTGGAGACACAACTGGGTTATTAATGGATTTGCAATTTGCTCTAGATAAACTGGATCCTTTAAGTAAGGCTAGAGCAATGGAGCAGATGTTTGGAAAGTTCCAGTTTGCAAGAATGAGCGCACTTTTAAATAACCTAGGTAAAGAGGGAAGCCAGACTTTACAGGTTATGGAATTAATGAAAGCAAGCACTTCAGATTTAGCAGGAATTGCTGAGCGAGAATTAGGAATGATAACAGAGTCAGCTTCTGGAAAATACAGAAGAGCAATGGAATCGCTAAAAGCATCTCTTGCAGATATTGGAGAAGACTTTCTTCCAGTTGCAACAAAGCTTATAAATGCCGCATCAAAGATACTAGACTTCTTTAGTAATTTACCAGCACCAATTAAAAAAGCAGTAACATTTATGGCAGGATTTACTGCATTAGTTGGACCACTTATTATGTTAACGGGTGTGCTTGCTAACTTCTTTGGATATATAACAAAAGGAATTGTACAGCTTAGAGCATTTTTCATGAAAGCAAGCGGATGGAAAATGCTTACTCCAGAAATTATTGCCGCACAAAAAGCAGCAGAGATGGTCGAGAATGCATTTTATTCAGATGCAGCTGCGGCTCAGGTTCTTCACAATGCATTACAAAAACTTGTTTTAGATTATCAAAACCTTCAAGCTGCATCAATGAAGGGTGCAGTTCCAGTAAATCCAGGAGTAAGCACAGTTGGTGGATCCACAATAGTTACTGCTGGAAGAAGAATTGTAGATGCTTCTGATCCTTATGTGGGAGATCCTAATACAAGGGCAATGTCACACATTAATCCTAGAGACCCAAATAATCCTGCAACAATATTTGGAGGGGTCCCAGGAGCAGTTCCAGTAAACAGAGGAATAGCAAGAACTCCTCAAATGTACATGCATGATAGACTTCCAAACGTTGAGGGTCTAACAAGTGTTAAGGGAATATCAACTGGAATTGTTCCAGGAGAGGCAGCAAAATTCCATGCATTAATGGCAACACTTGGAATGCAGACAGAGCAAGAAGTAGCATCATTAAAGAAAACAATTGCTATGGGTGGAACAGTAAGCAGAGAACTTCTGGATACATTCGATGATATTCTTCCAATAACTCAAAGATTTGCCGACAGCGCAGCAACACAAGCAGCAGCAATAGTTCAACAATTAAGAAATTCAGAAATAACAGTTGAGCAAGCAAAGGCAAGAATACTTGCACTAAACGCACAAATAGAAGCAGACATGGGTGCTGCAGTAACTGCATACGCTGCATCACGAGGAAGAACAATTGATTTAACAAGAGCTCCAATGATGGGCCAGCCAGTCGTTGATGCAAATGGACAGTTTACGCTAAGAGATTTATATAAGAAAAAAGCAAATGCTTCTGTAATGGAAGAGTTTGGAAGACTTCGAGGCATAAGAACATTTGGAGCTCCTTACAGTATTCAAACTACTAGAATGCCTAGATTTAATGATGGTGGAGGCATCGAGTCTTTTGGCCCAGGCAAGACTATGGTTTCTGGACCATCTTCAATTAATTATGATGACAGACTTGGCAGTGTTCCAGTTGGCGGGTATGTATTAAATCAGCAAGCCGCAATGGATCCAGCTAATGCTGCATTAGTAGCTATGGCACCAAGTACTTATTTAAATAACGGTGGAAATATTACTGCAGCTCTTACTCCACGGGAAGTAGTATTCGGACCTCAAATTCAAAGAATGCCTGAGCTATATGCAGCAGTAGATGCAGCAAACAATGGTTATAATTTTGGCGGGCAGATCATGGATGGAGTTACTGGCTATGGAAAGAAAACTGCAAGAACTCCAAATGTAGAAGATAAAGCTTATTACAAGAAGCAGTTAAAAGAATATTTAAGATTTATTAATAACCCAAGATATGAAGACGACATCAGAGTAAGAATGATTATGCTTGATGCTGCAGAGCTAGCACATACAGCAGGTATACCAGTAGACAAGGCTATAAAAATTGCTTCGAGTAATTTTGATTTAGCAAAGAGTGCATCTGGTGGATCAATTGAAAAGTTTATTGAACAAAGAATTAAGCAGGTCAAGGGCCTAGAGAGAAGATATCCATCATTAAAACATCCAGATTCTTCATCTACAAGAACTCCTAATAGCAAGGCTTTAAACTACAAGCTAAATGATGTTAGATCGGCAATGCTTAGGAGCCCAAGATTTAAAAATGTTTTTGATTTAATTGATGGAATATCTCCAACCACAATAAAGAACCCTGGTGGAATGCCTTTGCTAGAAGGACTTCATGTTAGAGGCCACGTACTTAGACACGGACAGGTAGGATACGCAACCAGAGGTCATATGGGAGTTGCAGCAGTACTTCCTCATGGAATTAATAGTTTAATGTCACGACTTCAGGGGATAGGAATTTCTCCAGATGTACTAAGTTTAACAGGCCCAGATGCAAGAAAGAATTTTGAAATAGCGCTAAAGTCTGTCGGAATGCACAGAATGACAAGCGTAGACGACATTGCAACAGCGCTAGAAGACAATAATTTATTTAAGAGCAAATCAGAAATTCAATCAGGAAGAGCAATTAGAGCAACCTCAAAACAAAGAAATGATTTGCAAATGTTCCTAGAGGCAGTAATGTCTAGGAAAAAATGGGTTATGATCCCTAGAGGAAGACCTCCTATTATGACTCCAGTTCTTGCAAAATTAAATAAGGGTGGAATGATCCCAGGCGGAAGTATATCTAGGGGTAGAAGTTCTTATGGCAACCCAATGCCTTTATTGGCACCAGAGAAGATGCTTAAAATTTTAACAACAGCAAAGCAATTAAGCTCAAGAGAAGCACTAGGCTCATTTGCCGATACACCAATAACTCAGTACGGACATAGAATTGCTGGCAGCTCTGGCATGAGCTACCCGATACCTGGTGTATCTGGTGTATACAGAGACGCTAAAGGTAAACTAGTTTTTGTTAAAGGCGTCTCACATGAAGCAGTTGCAATTCATGAGCCAATAGGGGCGGACATTGTTAGAAAGGGGTTTAAGATAAATACCCCAGTAATGGGAGCTAGAACAGTATCTAATCCTTTAGACCCAACAAAAAATAGTAAACTTCTTGCTCTAGAATCAGACTACGACCCACGCTTTGTAAAAACTAATGTGCCATGGGATGAAGGTACAGTAATTAGACAGCTTGCCGCTTCTCTTCTTATGAATAATAAAGATTTGTCTAGGTCAAATGTATTTGGTAACTTTAATCCAGATGTTGGACAATCTGGAGTATTTACTAGAGCATCTGGAAATACAGCAGTCGCAAAAGCTGAAGAAATGAACTCAATGGAAAAACAAGCAATGATTAACTTGCTTGCTGTTAGAGGCGGAGCAAGAAAAGACTTTGCACGTGATACAGCTCCAATAGTTGCTAAGATGAGCCCAAGAAGATATGGTCGACTAATGAAGGATGCATTAGTGCAAGCTCGTCCAGAATTAGTAAAGATTATAAACGGATTGCCTAAAGAAATTCGTGGCCCTTATATTGCAATGCTTAAAAGGTTGGATGATGGAATCGAAGTTGATTGGAGTAAATACCATTCTTTGCATGCTAATCCAACATACCTTAATGCTGGAGGTCCAATCGGCGGAGGCTTAATTAGAAGAGGTAGATATGCCTACGGTGCTAAAAAAGATGGATCAAGAAGATCAGGAAATCCAGCAAAAAGAGCTGAGCAAGAAAGATTAAGAGCAGAAAGAGCAGCATCTTATCAGCCAACAAGATCTGGCTCTTCTTACACAGCTACTGGTAATCCACAAGTACAGGTTACCCGTGTCCCTTATGTTGGAGGAACTGGAGTACGTGGAAACGCTTACACTGGACAACTTACTCCTTCTGCAGCTAGAACTATTAGCACAATGAGGCTGGCACAATTCCCTTATATGAATATGCCAACTATGCCAATGAACATTCCAGGGATTGGAAATACAGCAGCAATAACACAAGCATTTTCGTCTGTATCTTCTTCTATACAAAAGGGTTCAATAAGATTCAACCTAGAGCTACTCAACGCAGCTAGTAAAATGGGAATTGCCTATAAGCAGTCTACAATGTCAATCATAAATGTTTCAAAGACTGCAGTAGCAACAGCTAGAAATTTTGCAACATCATCAGCTGATATGGCTAAAGGTTTTGTGCAAAGAAGACAAGCTGAAATATTAAGAGAGCAGGCTTTAGTTACAGCAAGACATTATCCTAATGGAGGATTCGATCCTTATCAAAGATCATACTTCGGGCCTGGAATGGTCGGAGACTGGAGAAGCACTGGTCAAGATGGAATACAGAAAAGAAAAGTAGGAAGCCTCGGATTTAGAAAAACAGAGTATATGATTGATGGTCAGCATATGACTAAGGCTCAAGCAAAGGCAGCAGGAGTTGCTTTGCCTCCAAGAGGTATGGGCATGGGCAGCCAAATGGGAATCGGAATGGCTGGATCAATGGGCGGTATGGCCTTGATGCAGAAAGAAAAGGTTAACGTACTTGGTTATGAAATGTCTGGAGCATCAGCAGGAATGGGTGTTATGGCTGCAAGCAGCATACTTCCATTCTTACCATATGCAAAAATGGGTGCTGGACTTAAGAGCGCAGGAACTGCATCAGTAGGTCTTGCAAAAGGAATGGCAGCGGCAGCTAAAGCTGGAACATTCTTTATAAAAATACTTCCAAAATTGCTACACTTTGCCAAAGCCTTTGGCCCAATCGGATTAGTTATAACAGCAGCTGCAACCGCATTCTCAATATTTAAGGCCAATAACGACGCATGGCAAGATGCCAGAATGGGTCTTTCTATGACCGAAAAGGCGGCAGAGCAGGCTGGAGTTAAATACTTTAACCTTCAAGAAACAATGCAAGGCTATCTTGATAAGCAAAAGGCTGTAGCAATTGCAGGCAAGGCCTCACAGTATAATTCAATAGGAATGCCTGGACTTCCACAGTCTATAGAAGACATGAAGAAGGCAAAAGAAGAGGGTAAGGGCCTAACAGATTTAATTGAATCTATTAATAGGTCTACAAGTGCTGCTGAAACTAAGAGACTCGTAGCAAATCAAAAAGCACAATATATTGCAGGTGGAATGAGCATAGCGGACGCAAATAGAAAAATATACGGAGCGATGCTTAACAGTGAAAAATCAGGTCAAGTATTTAATATTATAGGCAACAGTGCATTTGGATCAATTACTGATAAGGCTTCAGCAGCAGAATATTCTGTTAAGAGCTTAATCAATACATTAAATAATGGCGACGGAACCGCTGACTGGGGCAAAGAAGTTGGCGTAGGCTTTGAAGGATTAATAAATGTATTTAGCTCAGCTACAAATTCTTTGATTGGAACAAAAGATGCTTTAGGAAATGTAATAGACGAGTACACTGCATATCAAATGGTTATGAGTGATGCAGAAAGTAATAATCCAAAAATTAATGAGGCAATAGGACAAAGTGTTTATTCAAATTTAATTGACTCACAGCCACTGTTAGAGCTAATTGCAAATAAATCAGATAGCATTAAAGGCATATTGGCAAAGTGGAAGTTGTTTACATCTGGAGTTAATATAGACTTAAGTAAGATTGATTCAACCTTAGCAATTAAATTAGCTGGATTTTCCCAAGCAATTGGAACAGGAATTCAAAAATTAACTAATTCAGCTGATAATGCAACTACATTCTCTTCAGTTGGATCGGCACTAGAAAGATTAAAGAAGACCATCGGATCTGTATCTGCAGCATCTCAAAGAGCAGCTAATGCTGCACAAAGAAGTGCACAAGAAGAGTTAAAGCTAATTTCCAAAAAGATTAAACTTATTGATGATGAAAAAAATAAAAAGCTGGAAGCGCTAAGAGCAACACAAGAAGCATCTAACTATGCGCTATCTTTGCAAAAGCTACAGATAGAATATGCTGATGCGGTATCTCGTGGAGACATGGCTACAGCAAATCGTGCTCAGCTAGAGATAGATCAGCTTACAATGAACAGGCAAACAGAACTTGCCACTAAAGCAATTGAAGATGCTGCAGCAAAAGCTAAGGCACCACTAGAAAAGAAGGCGACTGACATACAGGATGCCTCAGATAAACGATCTAATACTATTGCAACAAATCAAGACAAAGCCGCTTCTGCATCAGAAATAGCTGCAAAGCTTACAGAGTTCCAAGAAAAATATAACGAAATAGTTGAAAGAGGAATTCAGGCTCAGGTACTTCCAGATGCAGAAAGAAAGAAAGAAGAAAAAGCAGTTAGAGAGTCTTTACTTGCATTTGCTAAAGAAGTTCAAAATGCTGGAACTGGAAGCTCTGCTCTTTCAAAAGAAATACGTAACGCATTCTTTAAGCTAGGGCTATTTGACAAAGATGGAAAAGCAATTCCAGTAACTACAACAAAACCTACAGGCGGAATGCCAACAGGAGTTGATGCAAACGGCAAACCAATAATTCCAACTACCACTACAATAAACTCAGGGCTAACAGAGCAATTTGCTAAAGATATGAAGGCAGTAACCTCCCTTGCACTAGATATAACTGGAGGAACTACTTTAAATCAACTCAGACTAGATTTGCTAAAAGCTCTAGGAAAAAGCAGTTCAGCAACAGCTGACCCAACAACAGTTGGAGGCAAGGTTGTGCCTGGTAAAGGTGGAAATCCAACAAAGTACTTTGACTCTAAGGGTAACCAGATAACAAAAGAGCAATATGAAAGTATGCCATCTTCTTCACCTGGCGGCGGAACTAATTTTTCAGTACCTATAGATGGATTAAAGAGCAAATCTTTTGGAAGCATGTCTGCTGTACAGAGAGAATTTTTTGAGTTAAATGGTGGTAAAGGAGAGTACAAGAGTGTTGATGGATATAAATACTTAGCAAATGGTTTGGTCTACAAAGACAAAGCTATTGTAGGCCGATGGTGGCATTTCTTGCCAAATGGTAATGGCAGAGTTAAAACTTATAGTGAGGGATCCCCTGGAGGAGTTGTATCTGGTCCAGGAACTGGAACATCTGATTCTATTCCAGCAATGCTTTCAAATGGAGAGTATGTAATAAAAGCAGCTTCTGTTGCGAAATATGGAACTCAAACATTTGATGCACTGAATGCTGGAAAATATGCAGATGGTGGTTTAGTACTTAATGAGCCAAGGCCTGCAGTCGACTATACCCCACTTCCCTCTACACCAATATCAAAGCTAGGTAAAACTACACAAGCGCAGATTAAGTATTTAAGAGATTGGACCAATTTATTAAACACCTACTATGCTGCAAAGTACAAGGACATTTTTAGCTTTAAGCCAGGAGAAAAAATTGTAACTTCATTAGATACAATGCCTGTTGTCAAAGGCACCAAGGTAGTTAAAGATCCAGATAAAGCTTTACTTGATACCCAACAGTACGGGGGGCAATATAGACATTACGATTCTTCAATAACTATGGGCTTAGGCTTGGCTGGAAAACCAATGTTTATACCAAATCCAATAAATGAACCATCCACAATGAAAAATCTTAATCTAATCTCGTCCTTTCCGTTTTTAGCAAAAGGAATGTCTCCAGTTGATTACATAGAATCTATTTCAAAGGATGCACAAAAAAATCCATATGGAAGAATGGAAATTTTAACTACATTATTCCATGAATTTGCTCATGCGCTACAATTTAGAATAAACGGATACATAAAAAATTCACAAAAATCAAGAGGATTAACTGATGTAGGAGATCCCAATAAGCCAACTCCAGGATTCCTTAATATAGAATCTGGAGCCGATGTAATGGCTGGCGGTATATTTAAAGAAATGTATTCCAACGGATATATTCCTCAAATAAAAAAGTCTGTTATAGACACGCTTCTTAAAAGCCAAACTCTGACTGCATCTTACGGAGATGTCCCAGCATTTGATAAAAGAGATCCATCTTCTGAAAACTTCACCTGGCATCCATATAACAATAATTTTAGATTTAAATCTGTTATGACAGGATTTGGAATGGGTGACAGTGCATCTTTTGACGATACACTTACACTTAGAAAACAGTACCTCACAGAAAATGGTGGAGTTCCAATAACATTTGCAGAAATAGGCGACTCTGCTGCAGCAATTGCTGCAATAACTCCAAACATGATTCCAAAGGGATTTCATAAAGGAGGGCCAGTCGGTCATAGGCATGGAAGAAATGCTCCTTCAACATCTGGCAATACAGCTCCTTCACAAGGTTCTTGGTGGGATAAACTTGGATTAAAGATGTCTTATAAGCCAGACGGAATGATGAACCCTGTAGGAATGACTGGGTTTGGCATTCTTGATGCAATAAAATCTTTAGGTGCCGTAGCTATCGGCAGTGTTGTTCCATCTCTTCCTGCAAGAGAAAGAGACATAGCAAGCGCTGCAGAAACAACACTTGTAGGTCCAGCATCCAGATTATTTGGAAGTGAAAGATTCCCAAGTCCATGGGGAGAATCAGGGCTAGGAATGTCAAGCGGATGGTCAAAAGGAATGGATGTGGCTTCTATATTAGCAGCCGTTGTACCATTTGGAATGGTAGCCAGAACTTCTCAACAAACAGCAGTAAATGCTGCAGCATTTCCAGCAGCAAGAGCAGCAGCATCAGTAGGTCTTGCTAAACCAAAACCAACATTGCCATCACTGATGCCTGATGTCTTAAAGCCCAAAAAAGTCATGCCATCCGAATATTCTTTAGCCTATGATGCATCTGGATCTATGCATAGAATAGAAGTTAAATTAGGAGATGAGGTTGCAGGATACCTAACATGGGATAAAGAGACGGGGGTTGTTGAAAACTTACAGGTATACCCTAAACACCAAGGCAAGAATGTTGCAACAGCAATGTACAACAAGGCTCAAACAATTGCCCCAATTACACACAGCTCATACAGAACTCCAGCTGGTGATATATTTGCACACAGCATTGGAGACCCAGTTGTACCTTTAAACGATAGTTGGCTTCCAGGAGATTGGACACAGGCGCAACTTGACGCAGCAAAACTTAGAAATAAAAATCATGTAGTTACACAATTACCTAAAGTTAAAGATCCAGACCTAGATGGCTTCTCTGGACCAGATATAGTTGGAGGACAAAGGGTAGTAGGAACTGAAAACTGGGGCAGCCTAATAACAGAAAATAGTGATATTATGAAAATATTAACTGAATTAAGCGCATTTTATAAAGTTGATGTTCGTCCTTCAGTTATTAGACAGAAAATGACTCCTGGCACCGCTGGATATCATCGCAGTGACACACAGTCAGTGTATTTCCCAGATAAAACTAGGGGTGCCGTTGTAGCTCATGAAATAACGCATGCGGCGGACTTTCAGGGAGCTTATTGGTCTTTTGAGGACATGCTGAAGTATCTATTAAAGACAGATAGAAAAGCCGCAGAGATAGTATTTAATGAATCAATGATGAATTCTTATGGCGTAGCTAAAAGTGGTGGAAATAGACCAGCATGGCTTTATGATTCGGTAGCCAGCAATCTAGAAACATATGCACCACAGCATCTACCATACTGGAGAGGCCTATTAGAAAAAAATGCAAATTCGCAAATACCTAATATAAAGCCTGCAGGATTAGATTTGGGCAATCCTTATGCTGATATATATGGATTTAAATTAGCTTCAATGCTTAAGTCATCTATGCGTGAAGGGTCCACACACTATAGAAGTCCTAAATTTTGGGAAGCACTAATAGCAGATGAAAATATTCCTTCCCACCTTGCTAAAAAAGGAGAAGGTTATATCGCGGCATTAAATAGATATCGTGTGGATGAAACTACACCAAATGATTCATTCCAGCTTAAAAAATTATTGGAGTACGCAATAGCGACTAAAATGGCTAAGGGTGGATTAGTGGGAATACCTAAATTTGAAGCGGGAATTAATGTGGTCCCAGCTGACATGTTAGCAATGATTCATAAGAATGAAGCGGTAATTCCAGCCAACATGAATCCATTTAATCCAAATGCTACATCTTCCGCCGTGGCATCAGGATCAGTATATAATATTAATGTAGAGCTAAACGGAACTACAGTAACAGCAAAAGACGTTGCAATGGAAATACATAGAGAGATGAGAATAAAAGAAATGGCAGCTGGAGTAAATAGAACGGTGGGCAAATAATGAGTTTTCAAAAACTACCCAAAGGATCAATTCTATACATTGAGGCAACAGACCCATATGCAATTGATACAGCTACTAACTCTTTTGATTATAAAGGCGGAACTGCAGTTGCTCCAGGAAACACATATACATCTGCAGTAGCAACAACCAACGGGCTAGCCCTAAGCTCAAAAACACAATTAAGATTTAGAAGAGTTTCAGAGCATAATAGAAGTCCATTGTCTTTTAATAATAATAGAATTGAGCAGTCTACCAGAATGGCAAACGGAACCCTTAGAAGATATTTTGTTGCAGATAAATTAAATATATCTATGTCCTGGGAAATGCTTCCATCTTTTCGAAATGAAACAGTTGACGGAGGTTGGGGGGCTGAAGATTTAAAGAATTTTTATGAGAGCCCAGCTGGCCGTGGCCCCTTTAGAATAAAACTTAATCCAACAGCTTTTAATCCAGAGTTAGTTGAACAAGCCGATGGATTTTTAGCAGATGACTATACGTATACGGTTATGTTTACTTCATGTGATTTTTCTATTGTAAAAAGAGGACTTCAGACCTACTGGAATGTTACCATATCACTGGAGCAAGTATGATACCTGTATCAACCGCTACAAGAGATTTATTAAAAAAAGGATATTCTATTTCGACTTCGGCGGGAGCAACAATTGAGTACAACTTAAACTCAATGGTAGAAAATGTATCTGCAACTTCAGATGCAATGACAAATAATTATAGCGTGGCATTTAAAAAGCTTTTCCCAATAGATACAATATATAAGCCATTCAGACCACTATCACCAGGAATTAAATATTTAGTGCATACAACTAATAGCACAGATACCCCTAAAGATTCTTTTGAAAACCCTAGAGATGTGTCATTAGGAACAAAGCCTAGGCTGTACTATCCTGGCCCAGACATTGTGTATAAATATTGGTTGGCACCAAAAGATACTAATATTAATATATCTGTAAACTATTTTGTAGATGATACTGTTACATCTGAACCTAAGATAATACCTGTTAACAAAATTATTGCAAGATTTGAAACAAATCATGACAAACCAACTTCGTGGACCATAACTGGAGTTAAGCCAGACAACACAACAATATCTGTAACTGGTACAACACTTAATTCAAATGGAGAAGCAGTAATATACTACAACGGATCCACATGGTCTACAACAGAGCCAGCAACTTACACTACTACTCAAAACCTAAAAAGAATATCTTTATCCGCTGTAAACTCAAAGACTGGAAAATTTATTGGAGTTATTGAGTTTAGTCCTAGGTGGGTTATAAATGTTGATTCTGACATTATGTCATTTTTGGTCAATAAAGAAACAACATCAGATGATACATCAATTGTCCCAGTTGGAATAATTACAGCAAACTATTTAAATATGTTTATATCTAAGCCGCATACAACTTCCAGGTCAATTGTTGAGTATGATAGGAATGCAGCAATTGATAGTACTAAAATTTATTTATTAAAAAATGCATTAATTAAGCCATATATAAATGTTGGAGATGGAGCAACATCTCAAAAGGTTCCTCAAGGATCATTCTACGTAAATACATGGTCATTATCAGAATTTGGAGAAGCTTCAATAGATGCTACAGATGCTGCAAAAATATTGCAAGATACATTATGCCCACAGTTGCTAGTACAAGACTCACCAATAACTTCAATTATAAAAAGAATATTAGACTCAATTGGATTTTCTACATATAAAATTAACGTTAAGACGGTAGATGGTAAAGTTGATGATGACTCCATTCCTTCCCTGTCTTACTGGTGGTCTGACGGAGATAAGACAGTGTGGGATGTTTTACAAGAATTATGTAGAGACATACAGATGAATGCTTTTGTAGATGAATATAATACACTAAACTTTTACAGCAGAAATTTTATATATGATAAAACAAGAGAGCCATCGTGGACATTTACAAGCGAAAATATAAATGTTAACTCTGTGCTAGATTATGCCCCTAACATACAATCATTATCAACTAAAGAACTTTTTTCTGCAAACCAAGTAAGGGTTAGATACTCTACTGCATTTACAGCATCTAATACTGAGTCATCATCCCCACTTTGGAAATCAGATACATCATTTCTTGGAGCTGGAGCATTAACAAAAAAAATTGATCTTTCTAGCACAGACTTTTCGCTTCAGCCTAGCGTAGTTAATTCTGATAGAACAGATAGAATACTTGATCAGTTTAGCGGATATGTTTTAATTAACGGCGAAATTATTGAATATGATGGAGTATATTATCAGTATGTTCCAGTAAACGGAACTACTCCAATAGAAGTATTAATTAAAAGCCAATCCGATATTTGGAAATACTCAGCATTGGCAAAACCAGGTTATAAGAATTTTCAACCAACTAACAGATATAGTATTAAAACAAGAGGTGCATTATCAACATCTAAATCAGTTCATGAAGTTGCTCCAGATTCTTATATAAATAAAGCAGGAGAGAATGATACAAATAAATTTAATAAATATTCAATCACATTAGCAACACCAGATATAGCAAAAGATAAGCCAGGTTCGGGTAATTACTTTATTCCAACTGGAAGTACAAGTAAAGGAATTAGAAAAGGGTTTTTAGCTATTTCTAATCTAGACCAAAATAAAAAAAGTTTTGATATTGCAATTAAAAAATTTGAATCAATAGCACCCTCTGGCCCTTATTTTTCATTTGGCACTAGAATGTTTTTTGAAAGTCAGCTTAACACACCAGAGCAGGTAGGGGGAATAGGATTCTGTTTAGATTCTGACGGTAAAAATGGATATTATTTGCTAGTAAGAACA